CATTACAAGAAGAGTTAAAGAAATAGAGAACCTCACCGATATATCATTTAATGAGACTATAACAACCATAGCAAGACAGTTAGTAACCTATGGAAATGCCTATCTTATTAAAGTTCGAGATAAAGATTTGAGTAATTTTGGTAGTCAATTTCGACTCCACGGAAAAAACCTTTACCCAGTCATAGGATTATTTATAGCAGAAGCCTCTACCGTGCAGATTGGTCTTAACGATCTTAATGAGATTGTTAATTATAAACAAATTATTAAAGGTAACGAAACAATATTTGATGCCAGGGATGTAATCCATCTAACGTATAATAAGATACCTGGTACCCTCACTGGAATGTCTTCAATTTTACCTGTATTGGATGATATACGAGCCCTCAGAAAACTCGAAGAAGAAGTAGAAATATTAGGATTTCAATATTCTATTCCTCTTTATTTATATAAGGTCGGAAATAAAGACCTGCCTCCAGCACCCGGCGAGATAGAGTCCGTGAGAAATACAATAAATACAATGCCAGCCTATGGTATGTTGGTGGTCCCAGGGAATCACACCATCGAAGTTCCCACCAATAACAACTCCCCCATAGATTTAATATCTTTTATTAACCACTTTAAAGAACGTGTTTTTTCAGGATTGGGCGTCTCTTCCGTGGCGATGGGGATATCAAATACTTCCAATAGAAACACCAGCGAAGTCCTGGATATGTCCATGCAGACTATAACTCTTTCTTATCAAAGAATTATCAAAGAAAAGATAGAGTTGGAACTAGTTAGAGAGTTTATGTTGGATGGTGGTTTTGATACCATTGAAGAATCCATAGAGATGAGATTTCCTGAGATAGACCAGGAAAGTCAAATCAAGAAAGAAACTAATATTATAGCCAAATGGCAGAATAATCTTATTACAAGAGACGAGGCACGTCTTGAGATGGATTATGACACTAAGATGAATGAAAAAGAGGTATTTCTTGAGTTGGTTACTATTCCTGAGATTGAGGCCAAACTAAGTGTTATTGCGATGACTAAACCTGCGGCGAGTTCTACTACCGCCCCTAAAAAAAGTATCAGTAATAAAAACCAGCCAGAAAATCAACATGGAAAATTAAATTCCCGACCAAAGATTGCGCGAGATATATTAGAAGATACAGTAACCACCAATAATAAACTTCTTGATAATTTTATTGAAAATGGCACTATTAACAATATAAATCGTGTTACTTATAAAGATAAGGTAAATATATTACTCCACGATACGATATATAAACAAGTAGGGTATACTATTAATAAATACAAGGAGTTCTATCATCTTGAGTTAAAAGATACCAGAGAAGATATTGTTTTAGAATATATGAATAATATCTCGTTACTACTCAATGATAAAATTGCTCGACTATTAAAGGATAAAGACACCAACAAGACTACACGTATTTATCAGGTCACTAAAGATTTTATTTTGGACCAGTCAGATAAAATAGATAATCTTGTTAAATGTATAATCTACAACTCTTTAGGATTTAAGACTATACTAATCAATGTAGAAGATTGTTCACTACATAGTACCTATAACCTGACAGAAGATGATCTAAGAAATTTAAGAATACCTCCTTTTGAATATGGTTGTAAGTGCAGGGTCGACGAAGAGTCTCTAAATGAATATAAGTAATAAATACATACCACAAAAAATAGATGTAAAGTTAAAATCAACCCATTTTGACTATCTTAATAAGAATAGTGTTCTATATACTGAGAATGCTGTTAATAAGGGTGCAAAGTCCTGGACTACTCCTTATAATAAACCTAAACTTGTAGGACACAACAAAGACAAAGACCCTATTGGTCGTATTACCTCATACGAGATTAAAAAGACTGATAGTGCTGTTGAACCACCCAACTATATTGAACTTACTGCCTCTATTACTGACCGTGACGCCATAGAAAAAGTAATGGATGGTAGATACTACTCAGTCTCCGTAGGTTCTCGGACTGATAGAGTACTTTGTAGTGAGTGTAATACAGTACTAAATGAAGATGGTCTTTGTGAACATAAAAAAGGCACCAAGAATAAACAAGGAAAACCAATTTATTGGATAATAGATTCTATAGAATATACAGAGAGTTCTTTCGTTAACGAACCGGCCGATGATTATGCCTGTATTACAGACATAAACATAGGTAATGGTTGGTATGCTTTCAAGGACTTCCTGGATAATCGAGAATCAATAGTTAATATATTAATGGAGGACGCACGAATGGATACTAATGATAAAAAACTTAGTAGTGAAGCCAGACAGTCACTCCCTGATTCATCTTTCTGCTATGTAGTAACGCAGGACGGAAAGAAAGTCAGAAAGTTTCCAGCCCATGACGCTGCGCACGTCCGTAATGGTCTAGCGCGTCTTCCACAGGCCAAACTTCCTGACTCAGCCAAGAGCAAAATCCTGGCCTGTCTGAAACGCAGAGCAAAGAAATATGGTATCAAGGTATCTGACGAAGTCACAGTAGAGCCGACGTTCGGAATGGACGAAGGTTTTACACCCGAAGAAATCAAGGCTATGGACGAGTTCTTTCAGCAAAATCCTGATTTTGATGAGTTAGTAGAAGATAAGACTCCTCCAAAATCAGAGGAACCTAAGGACCCTTCTACTATGAAGAAGGATGAACTCGTAGATTTTGTCACGGCCCTGCAGAAACGTTACGTCGGAGAGATTGAAGTTCTCACCGATAAGATATCAAAGATTGAAAAAGACATGGCCGATAAAGTGACTATACTAACTGAAAGGGAAAATGAGACTAATAAACTCATAGATGAGTTCGCCGTACTTGAGGCAAAATACAAGAGTGCGTTAGTAGATAGCATCATAGACCTTAAACTTGTCACGGATAAAAATCTTAAGAAAGATGAAATCAAGGAATCTCTTAAGACACGGACCGTCGAAAGTCTTATAGATTCTCTTACAGACCTAAGGACTGTTAAGATTGTCGATAAGGCCTTAGAAGGTAAAGTTAAAGATCCTGTTAATGATAAGAATTCTGATACTCCTGTTCCCAAAGTAGAAGATCAGAAAACAGCAAATGGTGATCCATTTGCAATATTTAAAGAAGAAAGATCAATGGAGGCTGAATAATGGCTATTGGAAATTTTGGATTACCATTCAACCTACACACTGCTCAGAAAGTTGATCTACGAGCGCAACCATCAAAGTATGCGTTGTCTGCGCTTCGTCCTTTCGATTTTACTCAGAGTGCTGGTGATATACCGTCCGAATATTTTGCTCCATACAAGTATCTTCCTGTCTGTTTCATGGATACGAATACTGAAGATTGGGTAGTAATTCCCAAGGGTAGGATTGTTGCTGGTCTAAGCGCCGAAGATTCTACAATGGGTGCTTATATTGCATATCCTGTCTCAAGTGGTTCAATCTATGTTGCACACGAGGCTACTGAACTTGGTGGCGCGGCAATATCAAAGACCATCGACGGTTCATATTATGGATATGAAGATGGAATAGTAGGTGCTTTGGCACTTGCAAATGGTGGGGTTATATGTACTGGTTTCTATAGTACTGATGACGTCACCGCTGGTACTATAAAAGCGGGCGGAGCTGTCGTAGCTTCTGGTGCTACTGCTTTTAACATGGTCGCCAATGCCCCTATAGGTGTTGCTTTCCATGACTGGTATCAGGATATAAGAGGAATGTACCTCAACTATAAACAACATCCAGATGGCGGACACGTTCTGTGTGACTGGTATGTGCAGATACCTTACATCAAAGTAAGTAACACGGCTGGTTATAGTGGTATCAACCCTCAATATACTAACAACAGTTACTCTAACCTTACTACCTGGAGAGATATTAATAAGAAATATACTTATCTCACAGTAGATAAGGTCAATAGTGATGTGTTTAAGACTGGTGTCTTTGTACAACCCGACTATCTTGGTAACTATAAAATCCAGGGTGGTGCCTCATCGATGAGTCAGAGCAAGAATGTTCAGACCGTCGGTCGTGTCATCGCTATCGATGCTCGGTACCCAAAGAGTGGTCTTGAAGATGTAATAACCTATCCTGGTTCTGGTATGCCGGGTACGCAGACGGCAGGTATTCCTAAATATCTGTTCGACTTCGTATACGAATGTATCAAAATCGGATTTGGTACTGCTCCTACGGTTGAAGAAGTCTATAATGCCGTTCGTTCGGGAGAATTCGGGATGGTTAGAATTCAGCTACTAATTTCATAAGGAGATTATAATACTATGCCAACTTTTAATATTAGAGATGAAGTAGCTTACGATCACTTCGATAAGAAGGAAGATCGTGTGCAATTCTATAATGTCTACGATGCCTTCCAGAATCGCGGTAGGCTTATAGATAAAGATGGTAATGTTCAGAAGTTTGCTCTTAAGGACTTAGTCACCAGGGAAGACCTGATGCGTTTCGTCCCACAGACTCTTGAAACTATCGTCCGCGAAGCTATTGAACCTAATCTGTTTATTGCAGATCGTCTTTTCCAGACTATTACTATCGAGAGTGGTTCCCGAGTACAGATCGGTGCTCTTGGTGCAATGGAAGCTGGAAGAGTAGGACAGGGTGGAGAATATCCTGAGAAAACACTGGACCTCGATGATAGTGGTACAGTGGTAGCCATTACTACAGATAAGTATGGTCTTAAGATTTCTCTTACCGAAGAAGTTTTGAAGGAAAATGCATGGGATGTCGTTAACGTCTGGATGCGAGCCGCCGGTAAGGCCCTGGCCCGGACTAAAGAACGTCTCTGTGCTAAACTTCTCAACGAACAGGGTTATGATATATTTGATAATCATACTCCTTCTAATACCTATTTCGGTGTTACCACAGGTCGAGATATCACTGGTACAAAGAATGGTAGCATGACAGCAAATGATATATTTGAGATGTATGCATACCTTCTAAACCGTGGTTTCAGTCCTGATACTATCCTTATGCATCCTCTGGCATGGAAGACCTTCATGACAGACCCAGAGATGAGAGAGATAGTTCTAGCTAACAACACTATAGCCAACGTCCGTTCACCTTCGGGTGGTGGAGCTGTGGCCTATGGTACTTCTCATAATGGTCTTGGTCTTCGGACTACGGCCACCGGTAGAGAAACAACCAGTGGAAATACTATTAAAGGTTCTTCACCTTGGGTACAGACTCTAAATCCCCTTGGCGCTACCTTTAATATTGCTCCTCGTTATCTACCTTCTCCCATAGAAGTTATCGTCACTCAGTATGTAGCATTCAACTATGGTACTTTCGGTTACGAAAGAATCGATAGTGGTTGTACTACTAACGTCGTGATGGTAGACTCTAACGTCTGTGGCGTCATTGGACAATCAATGCCCGTAACTACAGATCAGTGGACTGACCCGGAGAAAGACATTGAGAATATTAAGATGAGAGAAGCCTATGGTCTAGCAGTGTTGGAACAGGGTAAAGGTATAGCCGTTGCCCGTAACATAGCTATCGCTAAGAACTACGTGTTCGATAACGTTAACTATCAGACTCTTACTGCTATTAACCCGAGTGGTGTAATTAACTAATCTTAACTCAAGGTTAACTAAATAAAGAAAGAGGTCGAAAGATCTCTTTCTTTTTTTTATCACAAAAATCTAT